CAATGACCAGTTACAATCAATCAAAGAAATTGAATGGAACAATGATGTAAACGCCCTTAATAGCGATCTAGCTTTTGACGCTTCTGTTTTTGGCCGGGCCTATGAATATCATTTCCGTGATCGGGATAATATGGACCGGGTGGTTTTGATTAGTCCCCTTGAAATGTTCGTGGTCCGAGATTTGACCGTGGAACAAAATATTATATGCGCGGTCCATCTTCCAATCTATAATGATCGGGTTAACATGACGGTTTATACTACTGATCAAGTGATTAAGTACAAGCCTTTTACTTATTACAGCCCGCGACTTGTTTTGGATGAAGCAACCAAGCACAATTATAACGATATTCCAGTTGTGGAATGGTGGAACAACCGTTACAGAATGGGTGATTATGAAAGTGAAATCTCCCTGATTGACGCTTACGACGCTAGCGAATCGGACACGGCGAACTATATGAGCGATTTGAATGACGCTATGTTGTTAATCAAGGGCGATTTAGAAGCTATTGGGGCAACGGCTGACAACGTGGCCAAAATGAAGGACGCAAATACGCTACTACTTCAAACTGGAATCAGCGCGACGGGTCAGCAAACGACAGCGGACGCCGGATATATTTATAAGCAATACGACGTACAAGGTACGGAAGCTTATAAGAACCGTTTGGCGAATGATATTCATCGTTTCAGTCGTATTCCTAACCTTGATGATGATCGCTTTAATTCCACACAGTCAGGGATTGCCTTGCTTTATAAAATGATAGGGCTGGAACAAGTCCGGAAAGACAAGGAAACATACTTTACTAAGGCTTTGCGCCGGCGTTATGAATTGATTAGTAACATTCATAGGGCCGTAAATGGTCCTAAGATTGAAGCTGACAAGCTAACCTTCACTTTCCACCCTAACTTACCACAAGACGTTTGGACGGAAATCAAGGCTTACATTGAAGCGGGCGGGGAAGTGTCACAAGAAACACTACTTAATAACGCAAGCTTTACCAACTATGAAACGGAAATTGACCGAATCAAGAAAGAGGAAGGCGCTAGCGATTTTGAAAGAGCTAAAAGCGTAGGTATCACGGATGAACTTGAAGATAGCGGACAACCGGAAGTATAACGCGGAACGCAAGGCACAAAGCGCCCTAATGAAGCGAGATTTAGACCGTGAAAGGGCCTTGGTTGAAATCTACCAGGAATCTTATGATCGTTTACAAGGGAAGATAGACCGATTTTATATCAACTATGCGGACCGTGAAGGTTTAACCAAACAGGAAGCCATGAAACGGGCTGACCAAATGGACGTTACCAAGTTCAATCGTAAGGCTTATAAAGCTGTAAAAGAGAAAGACTTTTCACCCGGTACCAATCAATGGTTAAGAACTTATAACTTAAAGATGAAAGTAAGCCGGCTGGAACTCTTAAAAGCTGAATTAGATCTTGAAATTCAGAATTTGACGGCTGAAACTTATGAAATGTTTGATAAGGCTCGTAGGGATGAATTACTAAGAGAATTTGAACGACAAGCGGGGATTTTGGGCAATTCGTCCAAGGGAGTGAAAAAGCGCCTAGAAGCGATTTTAGACGCTGATTTTTACGGTGAATCTTTTTCTTCCAGAGTTTGGGGTAAGACAGGCTTACAGCAAGCCCTACAAAAAGACGTGTTTGCTTCCCTTAATCGTATTTACACGGATATGATGGGTTATAAGGAAGAGCGGAAAAGACTTGCTAAGAAATACGGCACTAGTCAGGCAAATGCTGAAAGGTTGATTAAAACAGAAATAGCCCGGATCAATGCGGACACTCAAAAAGAAATGTTAGTGGCTAATGAGTTCACACATTTTATTTTTGTAGCAGAACCAGGAGCGTGCGAGATATGCGCGCCTTTGGACGGCAAGGCCTTTCCGGTTGATGAATTGGAAAAAGGCGTGAATATGTACCCTATGCACCCAAATTGCAGGTGTTCGGGTTATGGACACATTGAACTGAAATATAAAAAGGGTGGTAGCACCTTAAACGATTTTAAACTAAATGATGAGGACGAAAGATGAAATACAGAAAGAAGCCCGTAGTGATTGAGGCTGTTCAGTTTGTAGACACTGAAGAATCAATTTTAAAATTGTCAGAATTAGGATTAGATCCAGTCCGAATTGATTATGCTGATTTAGATAATCCAATTTTAAAAATAGAAACACTTGAAGGGGTGATGATTGCGACTGAAGGTGATTACATTATCAAGGGTGTACAAGGCGAATTTTATCCATGTAAGCCTGATATTTTTGCAGAAACTTACGAAAAAGTTGAATAAATCACTATAAACCGTACGGGATTCCATACGGTTTTTTGCTTGTCCAAACCGTGCTGAAGACGTTAAAAGTTGCATGAGTTCGGGGAGGTTGCCCGTCAAGCGTAGAAAGGAGCCTAATAATGGCAGAAGAACAAACACCACAGGCGATTGATCCACAATCACCGGAAACAGTTGAGGAACAAGCTAGCAATCCGACACAGGAACCGGAAAAGATGGTATCAGTGGCCGAAATGCAACGCCGGTTGAAATCAATGGAAGATAAACATTCCAAAGATACAGCGGAAGCGATTGCCAAAGCCTTGGAAAAATACAAGGCAGAAAGCGAACTTACCGGGAAAGAGTTAGAAGAGTACCGACGTAAGGAAGCTGAAGCAGAAAAACAAGCTTTACTTGATAAGATCGCTGGGCTTGAGAAAGAACAAACTAAGCGAGAATTGACAGATGAAGCTATTAAAACACTTTCTAGCCGGAAACTTCCGGTTAATGATAAAGTGATTTCTTTTGTTGTTAAAGATACCGCTGAAGGTACTTTACAAGCTATTTCAGACCTTGAAAGCATTATCAGCGAGATCAAGGCTGAATACTCACAATCGGAACCTCCTAGAGTTTCATCAGATTTTAGCGGGTCCGAAAAATCAAATAGAGGGGATATCTTCCGAGATTCCCGGATCATTAAATAATTACCTTAAAGGAGAAATTTAAAATATGACAGTACAAACTTTTAACCCTGAAAAAGTCCTAGTTTCAGAAAAGAAAGATGGAACTTTTACTAAAAAAATGACAGATATCATTATGAAAGATGTCGCTGAAAATTCAGTAGTAATGCAACTTGGACAGTACCACGAAATGGACGGTTTGCAAGAAAAAACTGTTTACGTTCAAACAGATGGCGTATCTGCTTACTGGGTAAATGAAACAGAAAAAATCAAGACTGATAAACCTGAAGTGGTTCCGGTTTCCTTGAAGGCTCACAAATTGGGTATTATTCTAGTTGCTTCCCGTGAGGCATTGAACTATACGTGGGAAAAATTCTTTGAAGACATGAAACCACAAATTGTTGAAGCTTTCCATACTAAAATTGATGAAGCTGGTCTTTTGGGCCATGAAACACCGTTTGCTAATTCAGTAGCTAAGTCCGCTAAAGATTCAAGCCAAGTTGTGGTTGGTCCTATCAACTATGAAAACCTTCTTAAATTGGAAGATAAGCTTTATGAAGCAGACATTAACCCTAATGCCTTTGTTTCTAAAATTCAAAACCGTTCTGCATTGCGTGAATCACGCGACGGCGACAAGAAAACAATTTACGACAAGGCAAACAATACCATTGATGGTATTACTACGGTTGACCTTAAATCTAAACAATTCAAGAAAGGCGACCTTTTGGCCGGTGATTTTAACGCTTTGATTTATGGCGTACCTTACAATATCAATTTCAAGATTTCCGAAGAAGGCCAAATTTCAACCATGAAAAATTCAGATGGTACACCAATTAACCTATTTGAACAGGAAATGGTAGCGGTCCGCGTAACTATGGATATCGCTGTTATGGTTACTAAAGCAAATGCGTTTGCTAAGTTGACCGCTAGCGCTGAAAACGTCTAAACAGATTAGAAAGGGGTAACCAATGACCTATATTGTAACCCGTAATATTATCGACACAAAAGATAATAACCGTTTTTACGAAACAGGGGACACTTTTCCCCGTGAAGGTTTTGAAGTTTCCAAAGATCGAATTGCTGAATTAATTGGTAAGGGTGTATTGGGCGTTAAGGGTGAAGAAGCACCAGAAACACCATCACAAGCACCAACCGAAGAAGAAGCACCGGCCGAAGAAACCGAAAAACCAGTTGAAAAATTGAAAGTGGCAGAATTGAAAGAGTTGCTAGATAAAGCTGGCGTAGAATATGAAGCGGACGCCAAAAAGGCGGATCTAGTAGCTTTGGCCCAAACTATCGAAGGGGAATAAACGGATGGAAGAAACCCAACTAGCAAAAATTAAACGTCGGTTGGGTATTGATCCGACTGACAACCTAGAAAATAATTTGTTGACAGATTTAGTGGACGATGCTGAAAGTTATTTCAAAGGACTTACCGGAACGCTTAAAATTGACAGTAAGTACAAGTTCATGATTGAAAACGTGGTGTATAAACTATACGGCCGGAAAGGTTCGGAAGGTGTAACGTCTGAAACGGTTGATGGCTATTCCGTGACTTATCAAGAGTGGGATAACCTATTTAAACCGTATATGGCCATTCTTAACAAAGACTTTGGCCTAGACGGTACACAACGGGAGCGCGGAAAGGTGTTTTTCCTATGAAGACACCGAACCGAATTACCTTAATTTGTGGGGGGCGTAAGAAATACAATCCGGAAACGGATAAGTATGAAACGGAAGCAAGAAAGACTATTATAGTCCCTTGCTTGGTGAATAAAGTCACTCAATCAAAAGTGTTTGAATTGTACGGAAACCGGACAGATATAGTTATTTCTTGCCGGTTTCAGAAAGAGCAAGCGCCTTTTGATCAGGCCGTTTTTAATGGCGATACCTATGAGCCTATTGAAGCAATCGACGCGCCAATTAAAGGGGCGGTACGGTTGAAGAAGGTAGGACCTAACAATGGTTAGTATTAAATGGCACGGCTTGGAAAAGTTGACCATGACCATTTCAAACGCACACCCAAACGCTGTTAAACAATCTTTGGAAGTCTTAAAAAACAATGGCGAACGTGGCAAGGCAGTAGCAAAGAGAAAAGCGCCGGTAGATACAAGTTTTCTAAAGAATCACATAACAACGAATTACCAGGGCATGGAAGCACATATACACGCTGAAGCCGGTTATTCCGGCTACCAGGAATATGGCACCCGTTTTCAACCAGGGACGCCTTTCATGCGCCCAATGATCCAGGAAGTCCAACCGCTTTTTCAGGAAGATATGACAAACGTAATGAAGGGGGTTTTTAAATGACGCCAAACCATGAATTATTCAGATTGATTTATCAGATGGCGGAAGCAAGGGAAAAGACCTTTGACTTTTTGCCCGAAACCGGGACACAATACCCCTTTATTTATATTGGTGAAAATAATGCCCTAGAAAGCCCAAATAATGACCTTTGGGGAACAGTGGGCCAAACGGTCCATATTTACGCTACAAGGGAACAGCGGGCCTATTTGGACGATATTTCAGCCTATTTAGAAACGAATGTCAAAAAGATTTCTGGGAAGTGGGAATATCACTTACAGCACACTAATACTAATAAACAGATCATACCAGATAATACAGATGTCCAGCCTTTGCTTCATGGGGTCCTGGATGTCAAGTTTACCTATACCAAGAAGGAGAAAAAATAACTAATGGCAGAATTGATTCAAGGAAAAGATTATATCGCGTTTTTCCGACGCGTTAAGGATCAAAAGAAACAAGACGCTGGAAAAGTAAGATTCCAAACGGAATTAACTTTGAACGCTGAAAAAGAAGTAGAAACCACAAAAACCAAGGATGGAGTTGTGAACTCTGTTTCTGATGGTGAAACTTCAGGCGAATTTACTTCCCTAGCTTACCGTGAAGATAAA